TTAGTTGCGGATGATATAGCACCACCCCTACTTGATGTAGGTATCATGCGTGCTATATTACTAGCCCTAGTTTTTGTGTCAGTCTTAGGTGACTGTGGTGCTTTTGTCATAATTTAAGCCCCTTTATAATTGCTAACTGTAGCGTTGTGCTTGTTAGTACCTAACATTATAACCTATGCAAGGCAAGCATACAATACTACTTTACTTTTAGTTTACCGCCTAAAAATCCGTCGCTCCCGCGATCCTGCGCGTCTGTCTATCTATATTTATTATTGGGGTGGGCGGGTGGGACCATGGACGGAGTAGAGTAGAGTAGAGTGATAGAGTGAGGGATAGAGTAGAGTGAGCGACGGATAGAGTAGAGCGCACAAAAAAAAGAGCCGACCTTTCGATCGGCTCTTCTTGGGTCGTGATCAGGAGATACTGATGTATCCTTCCTTGACCAGTCGGGCTTTGTAGAACTGCCAGATCCTTCTGGGAGTCTGGACTGTTTCCAATCCAACCTTGTCCAACGCATTATCCAATCCAGCCTCGTCCTTGCCGACGATCTCTCGGATGGTTAATGTGTGGTCTTTGGCTCCAGCTAACGCTTCAACGATCTTCCCTGCTTGCGCTGGGATTGAATCGACGTCTTTGACTGGGGTCCTTAAAAGAACGACTTTCGCGTCGTCCGAATAAGATCGACCCGTGGGTGCTTTGTAGTTTGCATCTATTTTAGGTGTAGTCTTCATGACTTTCTCCTTTCTAGTTTAATGGTAAGCATTATTGCTACCATAAATACTATCATACTCCTTTACCCGCGAATGTAAAGCAGTAAAAAGACCTTAAGAATTGCGTGTCGTCCCGAAAGATCCACGGACAGAGGGATGGAGGGAAAGGGTTAGGGTTTGGGTGCAGGCAATTGGATGCAATTGCATAGAGTAGAGCGATAGAGTGAGCTCAATCAGTCTTTGGTTGCAAACTCTCCTTCGATCACGTTTGACTGGCTGGCTCGCTTCTTGATCAGCTGTTCCAGGCGCGTGAGTATGTCGTCCTTGGACATCATATCGATCTTTGCGGTCAGTATTTCACGGCGGTCGATATACAGTCCGCCCGCTTTGCCCCGATGGACCTCGGCTGTGATGGCGGCGGAGATCTGCCCTTGGTCCTTCGCCTCCTCCCGTAGGTCGTGGAGCGTGGCTAAGTGGGTCTCCAAGGAAACTGCATCCTTCTCCGAGGCTGCTATTTCCAAGTCAATCAAGTAGTTTCGTACAACTGGGTTATGATTTAATAGGACACTTCCCTGTGTTTTGGCACCTTTCCTGTCCTTGGTGTAGCCCGCACGTATCGCTGCATCCGTAGCTGTTTGCCCTTTCAGATACTCCTTACAGAATTTCTTTTGTTTAGAGTTGAGCGGTTGCCAAGTCTTACCCTTGGAATCTATGTACGATCTGCCGTCTTCAGTTGGCGTCAAAGGAGTGTAAATTAACTCTCTCATTCAGTTCTCCATGGCTGCTAAAAGATATTACAATCTTATTATAAAATAATCATTTTATATAGTTTTCTCATGCCCTCTAGTAAATCTTACCCTAGTTTCTAATATAGTAATAGAATTCTATTAGATTTGCTGTTTGAAAGAACCCAATGAACAAGAGGGTTGTAGAGTGATTCTATTAGTATATTAGCGATATTAGCACTTTTGCGAATATTTTTTCAAAAACTTTTTTAATTTACCAGATAACAATACTAATAGATTTAATAATAGAAAAACCCCCGATCCACGAAACGCAGACCGAGGGCAAAGGCGGGAGGATCTCTGGCTCTAAATTATTCTATTCCTCACAATTTAATACATACTCTAGGTCGTTACATCCGTCATGAATGAACAAGTAATTCAGACCTAGTCTATGAGAAATAAAGTCTAGAGCGTGACCTACGCCTACTGTGTCTTCAAACTCTTTAGATGGGGCAAAGCCCGTAAAATCTCTTTCACTTATACCGCCGTGATCCATGAGTAAATAAACCGTTTGGTCGGCTGAATTGTTCCACCATGCCTTCCAGTCGTTGTTCCAACCGTCTCCGTGAAATACGCTGAGCACGTCGGGACTGAGTAGCTCCCGTTGTTCAGGGGCTATTTCTATCACCAAATGACCCCCTCCCTCTTCCTGCGTACTAGCGTAAATCATAGGAATATCGCCGTTAAGGTCGCCAACGTCTATCGTCAAATCTCCTTTAGTACCGAACTCTATGTAACCCCCTTGAGCATATATGTCTTCTGCACTTACGTTGTGGTATTGAATGATGTGGTAGTAATTGTGATGCTTTTCTATCGCATCGACCACTGGTTGAACATAATTTACATATCGCTGTAGATTATTCATCTCTTTCTCCTTTATTATAAAACTTTAGTTAAGTATTCAAAACCATGACTATCTGATACGTGTCGAGTGACTCGTAGTTTTCCTTCGTAGGTATATATGAATATTTTGCAGTAGTGCGGTTCCCCTGTATCTATACTTCCCCCTTGACTTAATACAATCGCTGGGACGTAGTTTTCTTTAGGCTCTTTCGTATACCATATATTGTTATACTTCTTTTCGATCACATCTTCCCAAAACTCTGGACAACATAATATTCCGTCAAAGTTAGTTTCTTCGTCGTCCAGAATATGTATGGAATTAGGTTCGTTAGTAGCCAATTCTTCAATCATTTCTTTGGGTAAATAAACTTCGTCGAGTCCCAGTGTTTTACTGAATTCGTCTTTGATCTTATCTATTGAATTAATTAATTCTTCCACGTCTTTCTCCTTTATTAATAAATCCAAAAAGTGGCTTCGTTGCTATCATCTAGTTCGATGACTCCTTGCACAATCTTTCTTACGAACTCCTCTGTGGTTTCTTTATACCGCCACTCGTATTGATCAAACCCGAAATTCTTTCGAGTTCCTGTCTCGACGTCCCACATATCAATTGCTTTAATTATGACGGTGTCTTCTTGATCCCATCCCGTAGCGGTGATAAATATCACGTCTTCGTCGGTCATAAGATCCAGTTCAGTCTTTATATCTCGATCTACATCTTTATGTGTACCCTCTGGATAGCCCGTCGCTTCTTTGACCCATTTCAGTCTTTCCCCTAAAATCATATTATTAAAAGCGTCTCTGAGTCTATAACTATCAAGCAATTTCTTTTTAGTATATATAAAAACAAAATCTGCTTGGGTCTCTGTAACCCCTCGAGCAATCATAATAGGTCGGTGTATCACAGGCACTGGCGTCTGATACTTTGAAGGTCTTTTCAGATCTTCGTTCACGTATTTCGGTGACCATTTTTGGAGTCGATCCCACTCGAAAAAATCGTAGCCTCTCGCTGTTCTCGCTAAACTAAAATGGTAGTACGGGGTAAGTATCATTTTCCCTCCCCGTATCTCAGCCTTTGGTTCACTCCAATCTTCTCGAGCCATTATCAAGTCCGTATACTCATTATCTAAACATTCCATATCTATCGAGGCAAACTCGTTCGTAGTTTTCCTAATAGCATTATGGATGCGATCCAGTTTTTTCACCTCTTTCTTTAAGGTTACTAACATTTCTTTGTAGTTATTTTCTTTCACGTCTTTCTCCTTTCTTTGTAGTTAAAATTCTAAATGAAATCGATTTCTCGGTGTCTTCCGCTAAATCGTTTTCCTCCCAATCAATCACCATGTACATATAGTTACCGTCTATCGATCTACCAATCAACACATCTAAGTTATCACTTAATTCGAAATACTTACCCGTTTTCGATAAATGTATTAACTCCGCATCTTCTGCAGTGTTTCGTGGACTCCAGAAGTTTTGGTAATCTATAATAGCGTTTAGTTCTATCCAATTATCCATCTCTTTCTCCTTTCTTTGTAGTTAATGGGTAAATCTTAGCTTACCCGTACCTATATTATAACCCAGATTTTAACGAAACGCGAAGCAGCAAACGACCGCCCGTATAAAAGAAAACCCCCGACCGCGTGGACAGTCGGGAGTTCGTTGGGGTCTGTTCATTTTTTCCAATAGCCTTCCTCTATACGGTCGCCACCCCCTCGAAGAAATTCAGTAATCAGAAATTCTATTAGGTCGTTCATAGAGATGGTGTGTATGTCAGCCCTTTGGTTGTCTTCAGCAAAAAGTTGTACTTTATCCCCTCTATCGGGAGCCATTTCAATGAGTAGTTCTTTTACCATCTCAAGTTCCCCATAAGTTCCTCCACTCAGAGTAATCGTTTTGTCGGGTCCACCAAACCAGCCTTTTTCTTTTAGTCCGTCTCTGATATCCAGTTCGTTTAAAACTTTAGTATTCATTGGCTGCCCCCCTTGTTAAGGTCGTACCATGCTTTGATACATGCTCGTACTGCATTCGATCCGCTGACAAACATCCCTGTCCGCTCCTCGAGTAACTCTTTGATATTAGTGATATCTTTAAGTATGTCGCCTTGAGATGTATTAGTTAAGTGTAGACCTGTCATTTCTTTCTTTTCTACATTTTTCATGTTATTGCCCTCCTTGAGCATATTGGTAACATATTTCGGCACTTGCTTATCTTTCTTTGGGAGTAGCTTGTCCGCTGTACACGCTGTAATTAATAGTTTGAATGCTTGCGTTCTTTTCGGATCGACATACCATGTCGTTCGGTCTCCTGGATAGGATCTCTGTTGCTTTGCAGGAACGGGTACTGGCTCTAGTTTTGCCAATTTAATGTAGTCCTCCGCTGCTGTGGGCGACATTGGGTCTATTCCAAATTCTTCCGCAAGGTACTGCGGAACTCTATTTCCTATCTGTTCATAGGTTTGGTATGGTAGTTTTATTTCTTCCACGTCTTTCTCCTTTATTCTTTCTAATTAATGGGTAAATCTAACGCCTACCCTTAATATATTATAAGGTACAGCCAAGCGATTTTAAAGCAGTTTTGCACCGCCCCCACCGCTAGACATACTGCCCCTGTTGGTTTGTAGGTGTGCTCATTAATCTCTCCTTACTTTAAGCATTTTTTAAGTCTTTTATCTGCTAGTTCTTCAAGTTTATCTTCAAAACAAAATTCTATGG